ACTTGTTCGACTGTTTCTCTGATTAGTTTCATTTTTATAGCCCCAATGATGCTCTTTTTCTTAGTGAGCGTTTTCTTTTAATCATCGCACGAGCCATCTTGGCTTTGCGCTTGATTTTTGCCTTTCTAGCTGCTCTTTTACGATTCATCTTTTCAGATGCTTTCATTTTAACCAATCGTCCACCGCGAATAGTGTATCCCTTTACATTGGACACCTTCTTTCTGCGTTGAATCTTGCCACCGCGCACTCGCGCCTTTACAATCTTAATGCGACCTTCATTCAGCTCAACAGCTACATGAGCCTTAAGAAGTTCTAGCTTCTCGGCATAGATCGCATGAATTTTTTGCTTCAACTCTTCAATCATTTCTTAATCTGCTTGAATGCGAATGCAGCTACTTTCGCCAAATGATCTGGGCTTTGCTTTACCATTCGAGCAATCTTGATCTTGTTTTGATCATTGACTGCTTTATGAAGCTGGTGAATAGCACTTGCCGTAAATCCATCAACAAGAGCAGAAGAACCGTCGTCAAATTTGAGGTTCTTTGCTTGCTTTGTCTTTACGATGTTAACAATATGGTCAATGTTCTCGATAAGCGTTTCTTCAGCCTGAATACCAACAACATCTTCTGGCGCAGAAGAATTGTATGGAACTGTGAAAGAGATTCCTAGCTTATCATTGGTATACAGTGCCACGCGCTTGCCATCAGGAAATGCTCTAATACCCTTGCGCTTTAGAACAAGCATCATAGGTGGATTAGAATCGACTGACTCTGATAGATAGTCGTCGCGTGTCAATTCATATCCAGATATAATGTTACGACGAGCAGCAGAATATGCTTGCTGAGAACCAGTAGCAGCTGCAGCTGTTGCTTGATAATAGCGTGAAATAACATCGCGCTGACTGCGGGTCAGCTTGCCGATGTCACCCTTTTGAGCATGAGCCTTGAGTGCCATTTTAAGTGCAGGAAGTTCACTGGCTTTCATTGCACCAGCGCGAACAAGCCCAGCAATTCTGGCTGCTTGATTATTCGGCGTCGTCGACTTCGTCTGACGGTTCACTTGATTCGTCGTTTGACTCATCTCCGTCAACTTCTGCTTCATATTCTGGAATTTCATCGCTTGATTCTTCTGGTGTTAGTAGATTAGATGCAATCTCAACTTTTTTAATCTCAAGAGCGTCGCTAACTTTTGGTGCTATCGCTGCGTTAAAAGCATTCATAAATGCTTCTTGGTCGCCAGCTACAGCAGCATCAACAATACTAAATGAATCCATTGTTATCTCCAATTATTTAGCTAATTCAGATTTAAACGCTTGGTTTATATCTGTTGGTTGAGCAGTAGCACCTGAAGTTGTCACTTGTTGGGCTTCAGGCTGTTCTGCTTGTTCTTCTTCAATCTGAGCGTTCATCTCTTCAACATCTTCTTCGTTGAGATGTAGAACGTTCTTCTTAATCCATGCCTTCGAGAAATACGTCCCAACGTATGGATCGATTAACTGCATAATCTGCAGTCTTCCCTGCATCAACTCAGTATCCTTGAGCTCAGAGAAGTTGTTATCTTTCAAGAAGTCATAATGAATCTTTTCTTTCATCTCATCCCATTCATCGACAGAGCAGATGCCCTTTAGTGCTAGCTGACGCTGCATTAATTCGTCGAATAGTAGAGAGAACTTATCGCGCAGACGTTCAATGAACTTCATAAACTTTAGTTCGTCACGCGTGATTTCTGTTGCACGACCAAGTGTAAAGGTCTGTCCTGTTTCTAGTCTTGATGAAGGAACATTGAGCGACTTGTACAGCTTGCCTTCAAAGTATTTGACGTCAGCCATTTCACCAAGATTCTGTCCTGGAGGAAGAGTGGTGATCTCAGTTGACTTGCCTTCACCGCGACGAGGAATCCAGAAGTCTTCCATCATTGACATGAACTTGCGGTCGTCTTGAACTGCACCAGTCGTGCTATCATAGACAACCTTGTTACGGAACTTTGTCATGATATCACGAAGATACTGTTCAGCCTTCATTTTAGGCATATTACCGACGTCGATATAGAACACGCGACGTTCAGGTGCGCGGCTGATGCGATAGATGACAATAGCATCTTCCATCATTCGAAGTTGGTTTAGTGGCTTGATTGCCTTATGAAGATGCGAAAGAACGAGTGCCTTTCTTGCATCTAATAGTCCAGAGTTGATATTCACGATCGCATCAGGAGCAATTTTAACACCAGTATCTGTTGGTGATGTTACAATCGATTGACCTTGTACGGTTGCCTTTTCATTGTACACATAGAACTCTTGAGTTCCTTGCACAAACTCAACACCTGTTCTTGGATCTTTCTTCTTGATGACCGAACGGACTTTCTTGATCTTTCTTGGATCTAGATAAACTAGTTCTCTGATACCAAGTTTAGGTTGCTTCTCGTCGATTAGAACCTGATAGAACAATCTTCCATCAACATACCAACGACGAAAGACGTCCTGACCGTCGTTCGAGAAGTTTAGCAGACGTAGCACGTTGTTAAATTCTTCGCGGATCATGTTTTTGATGTTATCTGGTTGTTCCAGATCATCAAGAATTAGCGTGACGGATTTACCAGCAACGTCGTGAACGATAGACTCATTGATAATATCGTCGATAGCTGTCTCAAGTTCAGGCTGCATCGCCATCTCGCGATATCGTGTGATGAGATCGTTTTCGTTTTTAAAGTTTGACTCGAGATCGAGATAAGTGCCAAAGTAACCGCCAGCCGTGACATTAATTGCACCATCGTCTTGAACTGGTGCAGTAATCGGCGACTGAACGGTTTCCTCAGCCTTTTTAGCTCGAACGATTTCGAAGCCAAATAAATTAATATTAGCCATGCGTTAACTCCATAATAAAGAAAATCAATTAATATACGCCTTCTGGAATCGCTTCCCACCACTGGTATGAGAATGTTACAGAATATTCTTCGATGGAGTCATTGTTTCCCCAGTCAAGATCAATTGGAGCAACATCTGTTGGGAATAACCCAATGAACTTGTATGCCTTGAGGATCTTGCCAGTTTTACCATAGTGCCTTACAGTAGCATCAACGCCATACGATGTTGGACCACCAGCAGCTGCAGATCTGACGTTTCCACGATGAGAATTGATATTGTTTAGCCAACGCTCAAATGCATTTCGAACAGTGAAGTCTTCATCATTGATGATGTTTACTGACCAATCAGAGAAAGTTCTGTTGCCAGCAAACTTTACTTCACGTCCAAAATATTGCACAGGAACAACACCAACCGTCGTTCCAGGAAGCTGCGCGCTTTTGCATTGAAACTGCATTTTGCGCGAAGCATTGCCTGGATTTGAGAAAGAAGGGAAGTTCATTTCAACATCGAATAAGTTGGCACGTGCGCCATCAAATTGCATTTGCGAACGAAATTCAGATACATTAAAAGCCATTGTAATCTCCTGACTTTACCTTAGTCTATTTATTAGAAGCGTCCAACGATCTCGTCGAAGGAAACGCCACTACGAACAGCGACAAAGTTCAACTGAATAAAGTTTACGCTTCTTGCTGGCTTAATGTAGATATCGCCAACGAATTGATTTGCGTCAATTACTTGTGGCGTGTTGTTTGACTCGTCGCAAACAACACGGAAGTCGTAGATACCACGACGACCCTGTACGTCTCTTAGGAACGGTTCAACGAGGTTTACAAACTGCGCTCTTGTAAATTCATCATTGAACTCAAAGAGACTCGAGCGCGAGGCTTTTGCGATAGCCTTCTCTAGAACAATGAACAGACGACGAACATTGATGCGATCAAATGCCGATGGTCGACCTTGTAGCGTCTTGTCACCAAAGAGAACAGTACCTTCTCCTGGGAACGAAACAACTGGATTCACACCATTCTTGTATAACGTATCGCGGTCAATCTGACTTGGATTAAACGACAGCTTGACTAGATTGCGGATTTGACCACGATTTAGACCAGCTGGTGAGAACCAAGGATCGCGCTGAAGATCAGTACGAACGCATAGACCAGCAATATCAGCATTTAATGGGATCCAACGATATACGTCGTTGTACTTGTCGTACTGATACTTCCAGCCGCTATCCATTACACCATATGAAGTGTCTAGGATGCCACTACCATTACGGAAGCTGGCAACGTCTGTTGACTTGGCAGTCGAAGTCACAGAGTTAGCATATGGCGGCGAGATAAATGCAACGGCATCTTTACGAACATCAGCAACGTTTAGATACTTATTGACAATAGTTGTATAATCTGTTTCTGAGAAGTTGTTGTTAGCACTTACTAGTCCGTCACCAGCAAACATTAGAGAAACATCATATTTTTCTTTGTTAGCAAACAAGTCAATAGCACTACTTATGTGCCCAGCTGTTGGAATTCCATTACTTCCATTTGTAAGAGACCAAGTTGTATTAGCAGTTGCAGGTGAATGTAAAATATCTTTAGTAGCATAAGCAGATGCTACTGTTTGACCCCAAGCATTTGTTGTGTTAGATCCAGTAGGATGACTGAGCCAGTGCACGTACTTCGAATTACGGAAAATGACTTCCTTGTAATAAATCGAAGAACCATCATCGCCCTTGGCGTCAGAGCACTTTGAAAGGTTTGAATAACGCTCTAGAACAGTATTTGCAACTCCAGTAAATTGACCGTCTTCGTCGACCACTACAATGTGTAGTTCGTCCTTAAGAGTCGCGAAACCAGTTACCTGTGTTGCATAAAGAGAAGTATTTGGAGCAGCATCAAATAGCGATGCATAAGCCCAAGTGGAGAATCCAGACTCAGTAGCGCAAATTGACACGTTCAATGTGTTTCCAATAGCACCTGGGTATCTAGCTGCAAATCGAGTATTGCCTGAAGGACCAATTGAAGGACTATTATAATAGTTGTTAAAATAATCTTCATCATTCGCAATGACAATTGTTAAATTGGCATTTGATGTTGCGTTAGTTGTCGTATTTCCGACAGCAGCTCCAACGTTTGCAGTTGTAGTTGTTCCAAGTACAATATTTGCGTTTACAGTGGTATTAAGTGCGCGCACTACTCTTAGATCGTTTCCGTACGACAGGAAGTTAGCCGCAGATAAAAATGATACTGCACTAGTTGAGTCTGGCTTCAAAAACTGTTGAACGAGGTCGTTTTCACTCGAAACTTGAATGACGCTATTTGCTGGACCCCAGCGGAAAAATCCTACTGTGGCGCCTGTTGACGTACCTACAGCTGGGATAGATGTTGTTAAATCAATTTCAGAAGTGTTAACTCCTGGAGAAACTAAAAATGCCATGGTTTTACTCCTGGTGATTGGAGAATAGAAATTCTACGGTTTATTTAGTAATTCTAAGTTTTTAACGCTCGACCACGTTCCAGAATGCGCCATTTTCAACATATCCCTCTGCAAGCGTCTCGTCATAGGTCATTGGAGAGGGAAGCATGTCGTTTTCGATCTGTTCCATCTGTTGGCGGTACATCTTTTCCTTGATATTTGAGGTGCTGAGTTCGACGAAAAACTGCTGGTTCGTAAGCCAAGAGAATAGGACTAGGCACATCACCATGTCGTCATGGGAACCTTCTTCGGCTTCGTAGCTATTATTATGCGCCACGAACGTCGACAGTTCTGCAATCGTGTCAAAATCCTGAATGATCAGCTTTTGGTTTTCAATTAGATTCTTCAAAATTGAACAACCGAGTCTCTTTACAGATTTAGTGGTTCTAATTCCACGCTGAGATTTATTACCATATCCCCATGTTGCGACAATCTTCTTCTGCATTTCTACAGTAGAGATGATGTTCTCATAGTCATATTCGTCAAATAGAGTATCCACAACCTGCTGCCCGTTGTCGTTGATTTCGACTAGGACGAATGCATTGTTGTAGTAGTCGCCCATCTTTTTGATAATAGTTGGATAGACCAGTGGGCTGATATTATTGTCTTTATAGGTGGCAACTAGTCGATAAGGGACTTCTGTTGTGTCTAAAACTGCAAAGGCTGAATAGTCTAGACCCTTTCCGCGAGAGGTGTCAACGGATACGATATAGCTGTGACCAGGAATCGGTTGTTGGAAGATTTTGATTCCCATTTCTGAAAGATGGATTGGCGTGACAAACGCCAGTGCTTTCAGCGCATAAGAGGAGATCAGCGTTCCAGCAGATCCCATGAACTCGCATTCCATTTCCTGTAGGAACTTCTCTTCACCAAGAACAGACTTCTGATCGTCAG